TGGATAAAGTGGCTAGCGATAAAATCGAACCAGTCATTGCAGAAATTTATCAGGATCTTGCTGACCGTATGTCCGCCTTCCAGCAAAAAATGAACATGAAGCGTGAGGTTATCGCTGATCGTGGTATCTGGACTGCCAAGAAACGCTATATCCTCAACGTCCATGATTCGGAAGGTGTTCGCTATGCGAAACCTAAGCTGAAAATCATGGGTATCGAAGCTGTCAAGTCTTCAACTCCTGCTGTGTGTCGTCAAGCTATTATCGATGCGCTTAACATCATCATGACCAAGAGTGAAAAGGATCTACAAGACTTTATCGCTAACTTCCGTTCAGAGTTCAACAAGCTACCGTTCTCGGATGTATCGTTTCCGCGTAGCGTCCAGAACCTCACTAAATATGCAAAAGAAACTAAGAGTATCCCAATTCATGTTCGTGGTGCGCTTCTGTTCAATCAGAAAGTTCGCCAGCTGAAACTGAACAAGAAGTATGAGTATATCAAGGATGGTGAAAAGATTCGCTTTTCCTATCTGAAGATGCCTAATCCACTGCATGATAATGTGATCTCTGCGCTCAACGAACTCCCACCTGAGTTTGGGTTGGACGGTTACATTGATCATGATACACAGTTCGATAAGACATTCCTTGAACCCCTTCGTGCTATTCTAACTGTGATCAGCTGGGACGAAGAGAAACGCAGCACACTAGAGGACTTTTTTGGATGAAAAAACCTACTCGTAATGATTTAGACAAAATGTCATTCGAAAAGCGTGAACAGGTTAGGAAAGAGTTAAGACAAGAAGCTGTATACACGAGGAGTTTCAAAACTCCTCAGAAATTTGGAGCTGCTAGTTCCGTTAGGCATATACCTATAGATGACTACTTGAAGGAAAAATATAAATGAGCAACATACCGCCAGAGTATATTGGAACGGACTATGGTTTCTCCGCAGTTGATGAACCAGATTTCGCTAAGCCAACTGTAACAGAAACTCCAGTTTTCAATACTGACCTCGACGATAGGTTCGACACTCTTGATGAAAAGCTAGATCGCATCCTTGTTGAGTTTAGCCGCATGACAGATAATGTTGCTTCTACTGCAACAGAAACTGAGATGCGCGAAAAGATTAGGCAGTTAGAAGCAATCGTAGTTCCTTTGCTGAACAATCTTCTCAAGACAGCAGACAAGGAATGGATTCACTGGCCTAATCGTCGTGAAGTATGTCAGCGCCAGCTTGACGCCGTGTTGAAAATCACAAGAGGTTAATATGATTACGCAGTTGAATCCACCTATTCCTTTGATGACTCCAAAGGGAAGAGCGATGGCTCACTTTATTATTGATTACGGCGTAGAAAACGATCTAATGTGGGTTTGCTTTCAAGATGATACTGGTGAATCTTGGACTTGGGAAAACGCTCACATCAGAGCAAGAGTAAATCAAACAATCGGACGTAAGAAGGTAACAAAGATTGACGTTTAATCTAGACAGAGTCCTAATCATGATGACGGGGATCGCACTCTCCGTCGTCGCAGCATGGTATTCTGTAACAGGATTGACAGCTATCTTTGCTGGTGCGTTCTGGGCTGTCGTAATTCTTGGTGGGACGCTAGAAGGAGGTAAGATCATTCTAGCTTCTTGGCTTTATCGTAACTGGAAATACATTCCTTTTCTAATGAAAGGATACTTTACTTCTGCGCTTCTTGTTCTTATGCTTATCACGAGCATGGGTATCTTTGGTTTCCTTTCCAAAGCGCATCTTGAACAGACTGCTCCTGCGGGAGACGTAGCCGCAAAGATCGAACGCATCGACGGTTCCCTCGCGCGCGAGCGCATGCGCATCACGCGCAGTGAACACCAGTTAGCTCAGATGGATAAAGCTATCGACGCTATCATCGAGCGCAACAATCGCGCACAAACAGCCATGCAGGTTCGCACTCAGCAAAAGAAAGAGCGCGATATGATTGCTGCTGAAATGAAAGACGCACAGGCATCAATCGAGAAGCTACTCGACGAAAAAGCTCCACTGCTGGCGGCGACTCGTGCCATCAAGTTAGAAGTTGGACCTATTCGTTATGTTGCTGAATTGATTCACGGGGAAGGTAATGAGCGTGATCTAGAATCAGCTATTCGCATCATGATTCTTCTATTGGTTCTAGTCATTGATCCATTGGCTGTATTGATGGTCATAGCAGGATCAAAAGATATTCGCACAGAAAACGCAGTCACAACAGACGGGGACATATGGACTGATATAAAGATTGATAAGTTCGAGAATAAAAACTTGACAACTATGACCTAAAGTGATATCATTACTATTGGAGGTGAAAATATGTCGCTTAAAGATAAACTCATTAAGAATTCCACTATCGCATTTACTGCCACGCTTGAAGATTCAAAGATCTTCACCAAGAAAGACAATATCCCTACGTCTGTGCCTATGATCAACGTTGCGTTGTCTGGTTCAGTAGATGGTGGCTTGGTTCCTGGGCTTACTATGCTTGCTGGTCCATCAAAGCACTTCAAGACAGGATTTGCTTTGCTTATGGGAGCTGCGTTCCTTAAGAAATATCCTGAAGGTATCATTCTGTTTTATGATTCGGAGTTCGGAACCCCTCAAGCATATTTCAACACATTCGGTATCGCCTTTGATAAGGTTGTTCATACACCAATCACAGACGTGGAGCAGCTGAAATTTGATATTATGAAACAGCTGACTGGCATTGATCGCACAGATCATGTCATGATTATCATCGATTCGATTGGTAATCTCGCTTCCAAGAAGGAAGTGGAAGATGCACTCAACGAAAAGTCAGTAGCGGATATGTCTCGTGCTAAGCAGCTCAAGTCGCTGTTCCGTATGATTACTCCATATCTGACGCTTAAGGATATCCCTGTCGTTGTTGTCAATCATACCTATATGGAAATTGGTATGTTCCCTAAGGCTATTGTTGGCGGTGGCACTGGTTCCTACTATGGTTCTGACAACATTTGGATCCTTGGTCGTCAGCAGGATAAGGACTCTGATGGTATCCAAGGTTATCACTTTGTGATTAACGTGGAGAAGTCGCGCTATGTCAAAGAAAAGTCCAAGATCCCTATTACGGTCAATTATGAGGGAGGTATTAATCGGTGGAGCGGTCTTCTGGATGTCGCTATTGATGGCGGGTATATTGTTAAGCCTAAAGTTGGTTGGTATGCTAGAGTAGACAAAGAAACTGGAGAAGTTCTTGCTCCTAACATGAGAGCTGGTGATATCATCGACAATGGTGAGTTTTGGAAAAAGATTTTCAAGGAAACTGATTTCGCTACTTACATCAAGGACAAGTATTCAATCGCGCACGGCGCAATTCTTTCGGAGGATAAGGAAGATGCTGATCAGTGAATATTGGAGCGATGATAGAACTAAGAAAGCAGAAGTCCGTAAGTATGAAGGGGACTTTTTCGTAGACTTTTATCTAAACGACGAATACGTTCAAACGGAAAAGTATATCAACAAAAGCCAAAGTTGGGCAGAAGCCGCAGCTGAAAATTACACGATGGGAATAAAGGTAGTTCAAAATGGTAAACGTCGTTGACAATCCCGCAGCACCGAAGTATAATCATATTGAAAGAACAGACGTCCCTAACTTCGTTTGCCTTCGTATTGAAGAAGGAGAGTTCGAGGGCGTCGTCTATCACTATGAAAACCTGAAGGTCAATGATAATGTTGAAGACAACGAAGATCCTCTTCTCATGTTCAACTATCATGTCATTGAATCATTTTGGGCTGACGGAATGTTCGAAGGTAAATTGAAAGAACGTTTCGAAGATACTATCGCGTGTATCCTACACGACATTCTTATGCAACAGGCGGGAAGGATTGGGAATGAAGATCGAGCTAACGATTCTGAAGAATCTGGTTCATAATGAAGACTTTGCCCGTAAGACTCTACCATTTCTAAAAGAAGAATATTTCGGAGATTCATCTGAGCGTATCGTCTACAAACAGATCTTCGAGTTCATGTCAAAGTATAATGCTCGACCTACTCGTGAAGCGATTGGGATTGAGATTGAGTCTAGTAATACGTTAAGCGAAGAAGAGCATAAGCGATCAATGGATCTGGTTCGTAATCTTGTCGAGCCAGAACCAATTACTATGGATTGGTTGCTTGAATCAACAGAAGCGTTCTGTCAAGAGCGCGCAGTATTCAACGCCGTCATGGATAGTATCTCTATCCTTGACGGTAAAGATAAAAACAGAACCAAGAACTCCATCCCTGAAATTTTATCAGAAGCTCTTGGTGTTTCGTTCGATAGCCATATCGGTCATGACTTCATTGAAGACTTTGGTGATCGTTATGATTTCTACCATCGAACGGAAGAAAAGCTCCCATTCGATATTGATCTCATGAACAAGATCACTCGTGGTGGGTTATCGCGCAAATCTCTCAATATCATTCTCGCTGGCACGGGTGTTGGTAAAACTCTTGCGATGTGTCATTTCGCAGCAGCTAATCTTGCTATGGGTAAGAACGTTCTGTATATCACTATGGAAATGGCTGAAGAGAAAATTGCGGAACGTATCGACTCCAACTTGTTGAACGTTGCGTCTGAAGATATCAAGCAGCTCCCCCGTGATCTGTTTGAAAGTAAAATTTCCAAGCTCAAAGCGAAAACACAGGGTAAGCTTATCATCAAAGAATACCCAACCGCATCCGCGCATGTAGGTCACTTTCGTCATCTGCTGAACGAGCTTAACCTCAAGCGCAACTTTGTTCCAGATGTTATCTATATCGACTATCTGAACATCTGCTGTTCGTCTCGTATCAAAGCTGGTTCTAATGTGAACAGCTACACATATGTGAAAGCTATCGCTGAAGAACTTCGTGGTATGGCGGTGGAACGTAATCTTCCAATCGTGTCTGCTACACAGACGACTCGTTCTGGTTATTCCAACAATGACCCAGGACTCGAAGATACTTCAGAATCGTTCGGTCTCCCCGCTACTGCAGACTTCATGATCGCCCTCGTGCGTGATGAAGATATGGATGAGCGTGGACAGCTACTGATCAAGCAGCTCAAAAATCGCTACAGTGATCCATCCGAAAACAAGCGTTTCTTTGTTGGCGTTGATCGTGTCAAGATGCGCCTGTTTGATCTAGAAGAAGCAGCCCAAGACGACCTGATAGATGATAGCCGTGGCGGTAAAACCAAGCGGTCTGAGTCGGTAATGGATAATACCAAGTTCGGGATGGAAGATCGTGAACGCAATAAGCCCAAGGCTAAATTCAACAACTTCAAATTCTGAAGGGCTAAATAAGAATGTTCTTGACAACGTAACAGTTCTATACTATGATAGTCCAATAAGCATAAAGGGAGGTGCCATGGTCCCAGACGCTTTGGAATATTCTAATAATAAGGCTGACATCCATATTACTGGCGGAAACGCAAAGAAACGTAATACGGTTAAGAAAGCGGCTAGATGGATGTTAGGTTATGCCCTAGGAACTCGTCTAGCCAACAATATCTGTTTAGACATAACTTTAGAAGAAAACCTCAAAGAAACTAGATTTTATGGATCTGTGATTTGGGAGGACGATAATCAACGCCCACGTTCATTCGATATGGAACTTTGCAACTACCTCAAAGATAGAATGCTATATAGAGTGCTTGCTCATGAGATTGTTCATATCAGGCAGTATGCAACGGGTGATTTGAAAGACTTAGCCACTCAAGCTGATTACTGTAAGTGGAAAAACAAAATGGTTAAGTCTGAAGGTCCAGGGAAAGTCAACTACTTTGATCTCCCTTGGGAAGTAGAAGCAAGACGTGAGCAAGAGATTATTCTAAGAGAATGGAAAAAGTCTCACGGTTATCATTTCAAACAAAAGACAGGAGTATTGTATCGTGACGATTAAGGTTTATAGTAAGGATGCATGTCCGTTTTGTGATAGAGCAAAAGATCTTCTTACGAATAAGGGTTTCCTATTTGAAGAAGTTAAGATCGGAACCGACATCACTCGCGAAGAGTTCATGGAACAGTTTCCAAACGTGCGAACTGTTCCTTATATCATGATGGGTGATCTACCTGTTCCTAGTTATGATGCACTTGTGGAATATATGTCAGATCCCGTTCTTAAAGCTCCGGCTTCGTTTTGATTGGTTTGCTCTCATAGCTTAGAGGCTAAAGCCAGCCGCTCATAACGGCTTGATCGGGGGTTCGAGTCCCTCTGGGAGCACCAAAAAACCTAAATAGAAAATGCGCAAGTTAATAGTAGGAATGGTCCTTATGACCATACTCACCGCATGCACCAGTTTGGCTGCTAATATCGACGATAAAACTCAAGTGACTGAGATACGTCACATGAATACATCTTGGTATATGCACGGTAGCAGAACAGCAAACGGTGAAAAGTTCAACCCGAACGGACTCACGGCTGCTCACAAGACACTGCCTTTTGGCACTATGTTGCGAGTATCTAACCCAGACAACAATAGATCCGTAGTTGTCAGAGTTAATGATCGTGGTCCATTTACGAAAGGCGTGGATCTAGACATATCGAAGGGAGGTGCCCAAGAATTAGGGATTATTAAAACAGGACGATCTAAACTGATCGTTGAACACTTATCGTCTAGATAACATTTGTAATGACGTCTTCCTTTCGTAGCGAAAGCCAAAATAGGAGATAGAATGAAATACCTATCAATACTTGTAACAGCACTTATGTTGAGCGGATGCGCCGCACCTACAGTTGTAGAAAACACGAAACCTGTTGCACAAACACAAACTAAACAGAATGAACCTAAGCGTAGAGTGAATCTATCACAAGCTGAAATTCTCTGTAATCAAAGCCTACTTCCAGGCAAAGAAAAATATTCATACTACTGTCAGTTCAGGAAACCTCCTGTGGCATCTGTGCAACCAAGTCCGTTAGATCCCAATGTGACAATCACAGATCATAGCACATTCGTTGCTAAACCAAAACCTACACCTAAAGAAAATATCGTTACAGCGTCACGTGATGAAGACGATTCTGGTGCTGCATTCTTTAGGAAACAATCTTCGTTTGATCAATCGTGGTCTTTGTTTAGCAACAACGGAATGCAGAAACCTGTTGCCGTTGCTAAAAACTGGGAAGGTAAACATGCTGTTCGTAATAGAAAAGAACTCAAGCAAGCGCTCAACGTAGATCCGCTATCAGTAGCTTGGTGTGCTGCATTCGTTAATACAATCCTAAAACAAGCTGGGTTCGAGGGGACCAATTCTCTTCAGGCTCGTAGTTTCCTTCACTATGGAAATATCACTAAGCAACCTGAATATGGTGACATCGTTGTGTTTTCGCGCGGGCGTAATCAGTTTGCTGGACACGTAGGATTCTACGTTGGAGAAGAAGTCATAGAAGGAGTTCGTTACATCCTAGTGCTTGGAGGTAATCAACGCAAAGAAGTCAATGTTGCATACTACGCAGCAAACTATGTGTTGGGCTACCGAAGAATTGTCTAATGACTAAGGAGGTGCTTTTTTGTCATTAGTCAGGGGAGGGCAATAACGTCCTCCCCTTTTGCATTTTATAAATAGGATCAGATGTTAAAGTTTAAGGAATACATCGCCGAAGAAGTCAGTGGCAGTTTGTCGATATTTGATATCGACGACACATTGTTCAGCACAACAACGCAAGTTCTTGTGAAAAAGGCTGGTAAGGTCGTTGAGAAACTGACTCCAGCCGAATTCAACGTCTATAAGCTAAAGGATGGTGAAGAGTTCGACTTTGCTCAATTTCGTTCAGCTAAGGTGTTTGCTGACACAGCGAAACCTATTCAAACTGTGTTCAAGACAGCTAAGAAAATGATCAATCGTTTTCGCGCGCATCCGAACAAGCGTATCATCGTAGTGACTGCTAGAGCAGATTTAGATGATAAGCATCTGTTCCTAGATACATTCCGTAAGTATGGATTTGATATAGGTCAGGTTCACGTTTATCGCGCCGGTAACATCAAAGCCCCCGGCGCAGAGGCTAAGAAACAGATCATCCGTGATCAGATGAAAAATGGAAAATATAGTATCGTTCGTATGTTCGATGACGCTAAGGCTAACTTAGATAAGTTCATCGAGCTTCATACGGAATTCCCTAAAGTGAACTTTGAGGCTTTCCTGATTCATGAAGATGGTCGTATCACGAGGTATAATGGATAATGGCTGCTTCAGAAGGCGTAGACCTTGAATGGGCGATTGTTGAATACAGTCGCATCAAGATGGGTAAGCAAAAAAAGATAACGAAAACATATTCCCCCAAGATAAAAAAGCAAGCGGATGATTGTGTCAACCACATTTTCGCTAAACACAAAACTTTTGATATTTGGCATTCTGACGAAAACGTTCCTGGCATTGGTCCGATTTATGCCAAACCAGAACCAAAGACCGATATCGTAATCAAAGCAGCAGGTAAGATGTATTTCGTGTCTGTTAAGATGTCTGGTGGTATTCAGCTTGCATCTGGACAGGGAGCATCGACTGCTGATCTATTCGAATCTGTTGCAGGTTCTTTGACAGACGCAAAATCTAAAAAGGTTCTGACATCTATCGTTAAAGAAATCAGAACCATGCCCACTCGTTTGCTTTCCGCTTCCAATATGGCTCGTATCAAGCAGGAAGGTAACAAGAAAGTAATCGACGAGTTCATCAAAGGCGGTAAGATCATTCAAGATAAGAGCTACGAATATTGGTTGCAGAATAGCAAACCAGCTCTTGTCAAAGCTATCCTTGATTTCGCTGCAAACAATGACAAGTTCTATAGCGAAATGATTTACGAAGCACTCACTGGTGAAAAGACACTTAAGAAGTATAAGGGTGCTGTAGCCAACTCAATCATTTCCCCATCAGGCTTTTACGAAATCAATGATGCTTATGTTAAGAAAGTAAAAGGTAAAGTCAAGATGGATCTTCGTGCGAAATCACGCGGCGGAATTTCTAGCGTTGCTTTCCGTATTGAAACGAAAGGTAGCGTATGAAAAAGCTTTCAACTTTCATAGCAGAAGAAAAAAACTTACACATGGAACACATCGAGGACCTAATCCTCAATGATGGTATAGCTGGCGCACGTCAGATCTTTTCTATGTTATCGCAAATCCGTGATATGCTCGGTGGTCACACGACAAAGAAAGTTTCAGCTACAGTTAAGTGGGATGGCGCACCAGCTATCTTTGCTGGTATCGACCCTAGAGACGGTAAGTTCTTTGTTGCTAAAAAAGGCATTTTCAACAAGAATCCTAAGATCTACAAGACACAAGCTGAAATCGACGCCGACTTGAGTGGTGAGCTTGCAGATAAGTTTACTGTTGCATTGCGCGAATTCAAAAAGCTAGGAATCACATCTGGCGTATATCAAGGTGACTTGATGTTCACAAAGGGTGACGTCAAGTTAGAAACAATCGACGATGTAAAGTATTACACGTTTCAGCCAAACACAATTGTGTATGCAGTTCCAGCTGACACTGCTCTTGCGCACCGTATCACGACAGCTAGTATCGGTATCGTGTGGCACACAACATACACAGGCGATTCGTTCGAAAACATGCGCGCATCATTCGGTCATGGTATCGTCGAAAAGTTTAAGAACGTCAATACCATTTGGATGGACGATGCGAATTACAAAGATGTCAGTGGAACAGCTACGCTAACTGGTGCAGAAACAACCAGACTAAACTCCATCTTATCAGAAGCCGGTAAGATTTTACAGAAACTGCCAATCGAAGCAGTCGAAATGTTTTCCAAAGACGAAGAGCTGTTGATGCGTGTTAAGACATACAACAACAGTAAGATACGTGCTGGACAAAAGGTCACAAACACAGCTACGCATGTTGCTGGGCTAATTCATTACCTGAATGATTTCTACATGAAAGACATGAATAGCAAGAAATCTGAAAAGGGTAAAGCGGCTGTTAAAGAAAAGTTCCAACGTGTATTCGCACCTATCGCTCGCACGCCATTACTACAGCTCAAGTTGATTTTCGATTTCATGAATTTGATCGTAGACGCTAAGATGATTATTATAAGTAAGATGAACTCATCTGCTGCATTAGGGACGTTCTTACGCACCAGCAAAGGATTAACTGTAACTTCACCAGAAGGATATGTTGCAGTTGATCATTTGAGAAATGGAGCAGTTAAGTTGGTTGACCGTTTGGGCTTTAGTCAAGCAAACTTCAGTGCAGACGTCATCAAGGGATGGCAAAGATAAGGAGAGTAAGATGGTAGAAGGTATCTGGAATATTGCTACATCACCATTGGTTATTGGATTTGTAGCAGGGCTTATTGTTGGATGGAACTTCTTGACTCAGCCAGCATGGGTTGCTAATCTAATTGCTAAGGCAAAAAACAAAGGTAACTGACCCCTCGCTACATAAGCCATTATATGGCCAAGTGTGGCCAACTGTCAAGACTTTTTATAAATAAGAGGGCAGAAAGCTAAGGCAGTCCTGCCCTCTACTCATATGCGGTTAGGCTACGGCAATCCCGCGAGGACACAATGAAAAGCGTTGTATTTACATTCGGACGAATGAATCCACCCACTACGGGACATCAGCTGTTGGTAAACAAGCTGGTCGCATACGCTCATCAGAACAAATCAGTTCCTCGCGTTTACTTGTCTCATTCCGTAGGCAAAAAAGATCCCCTTCAATACGATAAGAAAATCGCGTTCGCCCGTGCTGCGTTCGGTGCGATCGTGCGCAAATC